TGCAGACCTCCTGTCGAGAAGTCTGCATATCCTGGTACCTTGCGGATTTCGGATGACGAGCACCTTGCGGTGGAGTCGTCGGGTGAAACACTTCTTATTCTATTATACACTAAACAATGGCGAATTGTATAGCGTATTTTTCGAATAAGGGTGCTTCCATCTGAAGAACAGTTACCTGTTCCCCAGCCGAAGGGGGGTCAAAAGCAAGTCAAGGGATCAGTGACAGCAGAGCACATTGCTCTGAAATCCCTAGTCTGGTGGAACCGCCAGCTTAGCAGTCTCACGAGAGACTTCCTCATAAAGAGGAAGACTTGCTTAAGGCCAGTTTTACGAACTGACTAAACGCCAGCGGCCGCACTTGTGTTTTCTTTGCCTCTTCAAGGGAGCTACCCCAGAAGCTGGTAGACAAAGAGTAGACAGTGCGCCCACGCGATCGAGAACGACAAGGTTTCCAGACAGCCGAAGGCTGTACTCTCTCTGCTCTTCTAACTGAGGAGACACTTAGATCTCAGCAGATAGAATGAGTGAGTAAAGTTGTGAGAGCCCCACGCCCATCACCCTGTTAACCTCATCTTCACACTCATAACCTTCAGTCTCGCTACTGAAAGAGTACTTAAGCCGATCACTTAACAATGTGAGATCGTACGCAGACGCATTAATTCCTCCAAACGCCTTCGTGTATTTTTCAACACGGAAACGAAAGAAGTCCTCAATGAGAGTGCTGATCTTTTCATGACTGAAACTATCTAACAGTGCTTGCGCATGTAAGACAGGATTAGCCAAGATCTGTGCATTTTGTTTTGAATAGTAGATGCGTGTGCAAAGGGCCTTCTTCACATCACGATAGAAATACCACCCCGAAACGTGACCTCCTTTGCAGAAAGCCCATTTGGAGCAGAACTCTATGTCCCACCACTATCGAACAAAACACTCAGAAACACATTGCCCGAGACCAACTCTTCCCTCCTTCTCACGAGATGTCAGGCGCAGAATGCTATCCCGAACCCGAACAGCCAAAGATGCCGGAACAAAAGCTACAGTGTCGTCGCCCGACGCTGCAACCCACAAAGACTAGTCTCTCCAGGGCTCCTTCAGACCAGCTGCTTCCATGTAGTAATACATGTACAACAGAGACCTAAAAGTATTTCCCAGAGTAGTCTTTGTCGGATGTCCAGAAAAGGTGGTGCCATAGATGTGATGAAATGCATAGTTAGACTACACATACACCCTGTCCATGCCATTCTTCTCCGTACGTCCGTGATCCCTCACCCAGGTCGTCCAGATCTACTCATCCCATCGCGTATGTTTCAGATCACCAACGAAAAAGAAGAGAATGGTCGATTTCTCAACCAAAAACTCCTTCATCCGCCGATGAACTTAGTCCACGCTCTGAGTAAAGTAGTCGCATCCCTCCTTCACCTTCTCAAGCGTCCTCAAGAGATGTTTGTCAATGGTTTCCCAGAATGCATCATCTACAATTTCTTGCAGCTCTGCAAACTGAGTTGAATCGAAGGCACTTCCGTCTATCGAAATAGACTTCATACCCTAATTCACCTTTGACCTGAAGAGTTAAGAGAGCCCATCCTTTGTGTAGGAATGAACAAATCCACTTTCTGCCTTCTTTATCGACTACCAGAGTAGTGACTGGAATGCAGT